GACGATTGAAGAGTTCTTAGTAGAAGCACCTTTGTCGCAAGTGATGCGGCAAATGATCCTAGAAAGTGAAAGCGGTGCGTTGCTCACGTACCACCTAGCTAAAAACCCTGCGGAAGCAAGTCGTATCGGTCAGCTATCCCCGGTGCAGCAAGTGCGCGCACTGGTGCGGATTGAAGCCGATCTGGCGACGACTAAAGCACCGCGCGTGAGCAAGGCACCGGACCCAATCAAGCCTATTGGCAGCGGCTCCTCTACGTCTCCTGATCCCGCAAAAATGTCGATGCCGGATTATGAGCAGTGGCGCCTCAAACAAAGGCCGCGCTGGGCTCGGTAAGGATTCAACCCGCTTTAAAGGGTAACTTGCCGTGTCTAATTCATTCGCAACTACCAGTGTTGTGGCCAAAGAGTCTTTGGCCATCCTGGAGAACATGCTTACTTTCGCCAAGGGCGTGAACCGCTCTTGGGAAAGTGAATTCACTTCGAACATGGCCCGCGGCTACGCGCCTGGGCAGACCATCAACATCAAGCGGCCGCCTCGGTACACGTGGCGTGCGGGTCGCGTGGCAGTTCCGCAGGCGACCATTCAAAGCACTGTGCCTCTGACGCTGACGCAGGGCGGTACGGACCTGAACTTTAATTCTCAGGAACGCACGCTCAGCATCGCGCAGATGGAACCCATGCTCATGGGTGCCATGGCGACTGTCGCTAACGAAATCGACCGGCAAGGACTCGACCTTGCGCGCACGGCTTCGTACAACGCGATCCTGTCGCCGGCTGGTACTGGCGCGGTTCCGACCACGCAAGCGCAAGCGCTGCAGTTCTTCACGAACGTGGGCCAGCGTCTCGACGAGATGGCGGCGCCTCGTGATCGGCAGCGGTCCTTTGTCATGAATCCGGCGCTTAACGCGGGCATGATTCAAGGTCTCGCCGGGCTGTTCAACTCGCAGTCCAAGGTTACTGAACAGTATGGCAGCGGCATGGTCGTCGATGCTCTCGGCTTTAACGTGAGCATGGATCAGAACGTGGTCAACCATACGCCGGGCACGCAGCCGGCGACGGCGGCTAACGCGGTGAACGGTGCCGGGCAATCCGGTTCCGCTATCACTGTGAACGGTGCGGCGATCACGGGCACGATCACCCGCGGCAGCAAGATCACCTTCGCAAACGTGTTCGCGGTTAACCCGCAGTCTCGCCAGTCCACCGGCGTGCTTGCGCAGTTCACCGTGACGGCGGACGTGGCGGCCGCGGCTACGTCGATTCCGATCGCGCCCGCTCTGACGCCTTCCGGCGCCTTCCAGAACGTCACGGCCTCTCCGGCGAACAACGCCGCGCTAAACGTGTTCCAAGGCAACCTGGCTGCGTACGCTTGTAACGTCGCCTATCACCGTGATGCCTTCACGCTGGCAACTGTGCCGCTCTACGCGCCGCCTTCGGGCAAGGGCGTCATCGGTGTGGCGCAGGAGTCGCACCGCGGCATCAATATGAAGGTCACCGAGTTTTACGACGGTGTAAACGACAACTACATCATGCGTTTTGACATCTTGTTCGGATGGGCGGCAACGTACCCCGAACTCGCTGTCATCGCTGCGGTGTAAGGAGGCACGGACATGACTGTTCTTCTCAATCAGGCATATTCGGGCTACCCGGCAGGGCAGATTTGCGAGTTTCCGGCGTCTACGGAAGCGGCAATGATCGCCCAAGGTATCGCGGTTAACAGCACGGCGGTACCGACTACGGGTGCGGCCACTGCGAACGCAATGAAGGGCTCCTGCGCTATCGCTGCCGGCGCGTCGTCTGTCGTCATCACCAATCCGTACGTCACCATCAGTAGCTTTGTGATGGCCGTCGTGGCGCAAACCACGGCGGACACCACGTTGCTGCGTGTGGAGCGTGTTGTGCCTGCTAATGGATCGTTCACGATCTTCGGCACGGCCAACGCGACTGCGACCACGCGGATTGACTGGTGCGTTATCAACAACTCGCCCACGACGCCGGACTAATGGCGTTATGCCGGGGAGGGCGCAAGCCTTCTCCGGCAACTAGGAGCGCAAATGTTCCTCGAGTACCCAAAGATGATTTACGGCCCGAACGGCGAGGAAGTCGTCGTTGAGGACGAGGCCGGAGAACTGGCACAGCTTGCCGAATGGGCAGGCGATGTGCCGGAAGAAGCGAACGAGCCGGCGGTCATCCGTCGCGGCCCGGGTCGCCCGCGCAAGGTGGCGTAATGGCATACAACACGGTCGGCGATCTGATCCGGGCGGCGCTCGGCAAGCTTGTCGTGATCGGCACGCAAGAGACGCTGACCGATGCCGACATGCAGAGCGGGCTTGATGCTATCAACGGTCTGCTTGAGTCGTGGTGGACTCAGTCACTCGCGGTCTACACGATTGAGCAGCAGTCCTACGCCGCAACGGCGGGTGTTGGAACGTACGCAATCGGCACGGGGCAGACGTGGAACGCTACGCGCCCGGTCAAGATCGTGAACGCTTTCGCGAGATACCAGAACGTCGATTACCCGATCCGGCCTATTGATCGGGTGCAGTTCGATGGCATCCCGTACAAGCAGACGGGCGGCATTCCGCTGGTGCTGTTCTATGACCGTGACTATCCCATCGGGAATATCACGCTGTATCCAGTCCCTAACGGGGCGATGGATTTGTATCTCGACACGTTCTCGCAGATTCAGGAATTTACTGCCTACACAGACCCGATCAATCTGCCTCCGGGCTACGCGCGGGCGCTGATTTTTAATCTTGCCGTGGAGATTGCAGACGACTACGGCAAGCCGGTGACGCCGAACATTCAGCGGCAGGCGGACTTGTCGCTTGGCAACTTGAAGCGACTCAATCGGCAGGATCAGATTCTGCGCTATGACTCGGCGCTTCTGGTGAACTCGCCCTACAACGTCTACTCGGACACTTACCGATGACGCAGCCGATTCAACTGTTCGGATTGGGCGTGCAGGGAAAGTCACCGAACGTGACTGCACAGCGGCGCGTGAACTTGTACGCCGAAATCCAGTTCGAGCAGGACAAGACGCGCGTGGCGTACTTCCCGACTCCGGGCCTGGCGCCGTTTGTGTCGCTGGGCGCAACGCCGATCCGCGGCATGCATACCGTGTCTGTGTCCGATCTGCTGTATGCGGCGCAGTTCGATAAGTTCTACAGCATCAACGCCGCGTCAGGGATTACGGAACTCGGGACGTTTGGCACCTCGAGCGGCCGCGTGAACATGGCCGACGACGGCACGCGCATCCTGATGGTGGACGGGACGGCGGGGTATTACTACAACGTCAACACGAACGTTTTCAGCACGATTGCGGATGCGGACTTCCCGAACGGGGCCACGACGTGCTGTTTCCTTTCCGGCCGGATGATTGTCGAGGTGCCGGGCACGGGTCAGATTGCATGGTCTGACCTGTATGCCGACACATGGCCGAGCCTCAACCGGGCGACGGCAGAGGCTAACCCGGACAAACTCATTGCGGTGTACGCACAGAACGGCAATCTGCTGCTGTTCGGCGAGACGACTGTGGAATTCTGGGCGACCACGGCGGACGCGGCGCAGCCGTATGCCTGGGTGGGTTCGGCGGCGGCGCAGTGGGGCCTTGCGGCTCGTCAGTCCATTGCGCGGCTTGGGCAGACGTGCGCGTTCCTCGGGCGCAATCAGCAGGGGCAGGTTCAGGTGTGCCGGCTTGATGGCTATCAGGTCGTGCCAATCTCGATTCCCGAGATGGACTATCTCATCAACCAGTATTCCGCCACCGAGAACGCGACGGCTTACTCGTACATGCTCGGCGGGCATCCGATGTACGAAATTAGCTTCCCGAGCGCGGGCAAGTCCTGGCTGTATGACGCTGCCTCGCAAGCGTGGTCCGAACTGGAATCGGCCGACGGTGGCATGCACATCGGTGAGATTGCGGTCAACTACCGGAACGCCATGTACGTCTCCGACCGCTCGAGCGGCGCGCTGTATCGGCAGGACCCGTACATCTACACCGAGAACGGGCAGGCGGTGCAGCGGCAGATTGTGGGTCGGCACATCTTCCGCGGAGATCCCATGAGCGTGTCGGAAATGTGGATCGACATGGAGATGGGCGTCGGGACGGTCACGGGTGCGGGCGAGAACCCGCAGCTGCGGCTCCGAACCAGCAAGGACGGTGGACACACTTGGTCTAACGAACTGTGGCGCCCGATTGGTAAGCAAGGCGTTTATCAGGAGCGCGCGGTATTCCGGCGCCTTGGATGGGCGCGGGATTGGCTGTTTGAAGTGTCCCTGACTGACCCGGTCAAGGCTGTGTTTATCGGTGCGTTTATGGAGGCGGCGTGATGACGAAGGACACTCGGTACTACCTTACTCGCGCAATGTGGCTTTTGGAGATAGCGCAAGAGATTGCCGGGGAAACTTGCGACATAGAAGAAAAGGACACGTTGCTTGGGATTTCCATTGACGACGCCTTGATGGCGGCGCATGACTGCATTCAAAGCGCATGGGCGCAGTGTGAGGGATGGCCGGAAAGAGAGGTTAAAGAAGCAACCTCAGAGACTATTTCAGTCATCTATGCAAAGGATGCGGTTCGGCAGGCTAAGGAATCGGTTCGGGAGGAGCGCCACTAATGTCGGTTTACCTTCCGACACAGACGCAGCCTATCGGATCGTCGTCCGGCCAATGGGATCGGGCTTGGTACGAATGGGCGTGGCGCCTGACTAACGCAGTCAATGCCGGTGGCGGCGGTGGCGGTGGAGCGCCGACGGGCGCTTCGTATGTCGTGCTCGGGCTTGATGCCGGTCTGACTGCCGAACGAGTGCTGACGGCGGGCTCTGGCATCAGCATTACGGACGGTGGCCCGGGCACAACCGTGACGATAGCCTCTACGGTCACGCCTGGCGCCCCGAGCGGCGCGCAATACGTCACGCTGGCACTAGATGGCGGGCTGTCGGCAGAGCGCGTCCTAACGGCTGGCAACGCCATCAGCATTACCGACGGCGGCGCTAATGGACCGGTCACGCTAGATGCCACGCTGTTTACCTCGGCCGATGACGGCATCGTGCCGGCCAGCGGTGGCGGAACGGCTAACTTTTTGCGAGCCGATGGCACATGGGCGGCGCCTCCTGGGGGCGGCGGCACTGTCAGCGGAACGGCAACTATCGACTTCGGCGGATCGCCCACGAGCGAGACGGATGTAGCGAGTGTGTCTGTTGCGGATGCCGGCATCGGCGCGGCGTCGGAGGTGACGGTTTCGCTGCAATACGCGGCGACGGCGGATCACTCGGCGGACGAGGCGCTAATCAGCAACGTGCAACTTCTCCCGGGCGCCATTACGGCGGGCGTCGGGTTTGAGATTCACGGTTACTGCCCCGATCAGACTTGGGGGCAATACGCCGTTCACTGGGTGCGCAACTAATGTCTATCACCATCGGGGCGCCGCTAGACGCAAACGGTAATCTTGAGGTCAATCTTCCGCTGATTGCCTCGCAGGCTGGAAACGTCGCGATCCATAGCGAAAACGACTCTGGAACGTATACCGGGGTTCGCACGCTGAAAGCGCCGGAAACTTCGATTGACTTCCGGCTTCGCGTTGGCATTGACACGGTGCTGTTCACCGATTCGTTCAACGCGGCGGCACAGAATACGGCGCTGTGGTCGTACACGTTCAACACGTTGACGGCGGCACAGCCTGGCGCGGGTACGGTTAACTTCTCCGTTGTGCAGGGAACGACGAACGCGCATGGCGCATTCATGCGGACGTTTCAATACTTCCCGTTGATCGGGACGGCGCCTCTGTCGGTCGAGTTCACCTTCGGGCAGTTCACGGCGGCGCTCGTCACCAACGAAGTGTGGCTGATGGGCCTCGGGCTTCCGACGGCAGCGACGACGGAACCGACCGACGGCGTATGGCTTCGACTGACTACCGCGGGCTTGATTGGCGAACTGCGCTTCAACGGCGTGACGACGCAAACGGGCGTGCTGCGGACGCTGGCTCAGATCACGACTAGCGACCTGTACAAAGCTGTAATTGTCATCGGTGAGCAGTCGGTCGAATACTGGCTAGATGATGGGCTGTTGGGTACGCAGATCATGCCGGCTTCGAACGGGGCGCCGTTCATTACGGGATCATTGCCAGCGTACATGATGAAGTACAACACGGGCGCGGTGGCCAATACGAACACCATGCGCGTGTCGGATGTGACGGTGTCTCTGCTTGATCTGCATACGTCTAAGCCGTGGTCGTATCAGATGGCTACGCAAGGGCTGATGGCGTATCAGGGCCAGAACGGCGGCACGATGGGTACGACGGCGCTTTATCCGAACGCTGCGGCGGCGACGGTCGTTACAGGTGCGGCGCTGTCACAGACCGCAGCCATTGCCACGGGCCTCGGCGGGCAGGCTGGCATTGTGGCCGCGGTGGCTGGCATCGATGGCCTCATCACGGCGTTTCAGAACCCCACGGGCGGCATCAACCAGTCGCCGCGGAATCTAGTCATCACGGGCGTGCGCATTGACGCCGTGAACATCGGCGCGGCGGTCGCGACGACGGCAAGCATTCTTTCATGGTCGCTGGCATTCGGTGCCACGGGCGCGACTATTCCATCACTGGCACAAGGCGAGTCTGCATCGTTTGCGACCGGCACCGCGAAGGCGTGGAGGCGTATCCCGCTCGGGCTGCATTCGTGGCTTGTGGGCGCGGCGATTGGCGCGCCGGCAGAGGCAATTGATATCGACTTTGACGCACCCGTGGTCGTACATCCCGGGCAGTGGGTGGCCAGCGTTGCAAAGTTCATCGTCGGCACTGCGACGGCTTCGCAGGTTATCTGGTGCAGCATAAATTTTCGTGCTTACTACGAATGAACGCCACGAAGCATTGCAGGCCGCCTGGGAGTCCTGCCGCGACCGATGGCCGATTGGCTATGACGAGTTCGCCCAAGCGATGCAGGGCTGGAGCGTGGAGCCTGTGCGGGTCGATGGGCGGATTGTGGGAGCGGTGCTGATGCGTGGCGCTGAAGTGCATGCCTGCATCCGTCCCGAGGGCTTCGGGCGCTGGCTCTCGCGGCGTGTGCTGCGTTCCACGCTCGCGCGGGTAGTGGCAGAGCATGGGCGGGCGGAAACGACTGTAACGACCGGAAACGAAGCCGGAGAAGCATTTGTGCGGCGCCTGGGATTCGTCGAGTCCGGGCGCGCTAACGGAGTAACGAGGTACACCTATGGGCATTGAAACGGCACTTATTGGCGGCGGCACGATGTTGGCCGGCGGACTGTTGCAAGCCAATGCAGCAGACAAGGCGGCGGATACGCAGCTAGAAGGCACCTATGCGGGCATTGCCGAGAATCGCAGGCAGTTCGAACTCGGGCGCGAAGATATGGCGCCCTACCGCAAGGCCGGGTACGGGGCGCTCGATAAGCTTTCCTCGCTCATCTCGTCCTATCAACCATTCGACGGCACGGAACTGGTTAACGATCCTGGCTATCAGTTTGGACTGCGCGAGGGTCGGGCGAATATGGAGCAGGGCGCAGCGGCGCGAGGCAATCTGTTCTCAACCAAGACGATGCGCGACTTGATCCAGTTCGGCAACGACTACGGCAGCACGAAGTTCAACGAGCGCGGCATGTTCCGATTGGGCGAGCAGGCGCAACGCTACAACCAGTTGGCAGGCGTGGCAGGCACAGGGCAGACGGCAGCAATGGGCGGCGCACAACTCGGCGCACAGTCTGCCGGCACGATTGCGGATCTGCTCACGCAGGGCGGAAATGCGCGAGCGGCGGGCATGGTGGGCGGGGCGAATGCGCTAGGGAATGCCTTCAGCAACGTGGGCAACATGTATATGCAGCAGTCCATGCTTGACCGTTTGGGCGTCGGCAACCGCGGCGTGTCTTTGCGAAACGTTCCAAACGCGCCCACGTCAGGGCCGTTCTCGGCGCCCGGACTTAATCTCTAGGAGAGGACGATGCCTATCGATCCGTCAATCGTCCTCAATCTCCAGCCGCAGAAGCCGGTTGACTACTTCGGCGCCTACGGCAATGCGCTAACGCTGAAGAACCTGATTGGGCAAGGCCAGATGCAGGAGATGCAACTGGCTCAGGCGCAGCGCGAGCAGCAGAAGCAGATGCGCCTTGCGGACCTTGTGCGCACGTCAGGCGGCGACATGGGCAAGTTCATCTCCGGGATGATGGAGATTGACCCGCTAGGCGCGCACGAACTCGGCATGAAGCAGCGGCGCGCGGATGCGGAGATTGCCAAACTAGGTTCCGAGGGTCGCAAGCTGGCTCTGGAGTCTGCCGACAAGTTCAAGCCGCTATACCTGCAGGCTGCGCAATTCGTGCAGGCAAACGGCTATACGCCGGAGTCCGTGCAGCAGGCGAAGCGGTTTCTTAGCGGCTCGGGCGTGCCGGCAGACATGCTTGCCGCGATTCCCGACAACCCGGGGCAGCAATACATTGACAGCTATATCGCTTCGAACATGTCGTTTGGCGATCAACTGGCGCGGAACAAAGAGGACTTCGAGCGGCGTTATCCCGGAGAACTCGGAAAACTGATAGCGGCGCAGGAACAATGGCGGCTCTCGCAGAAGCAGGCGGAAGAGTCTGAAAACACCATTGGCGATAGCGTTGGCGGGTCAACTCCGGACCAAGTGAGGGCGCCCGCAGTCATCCTTCGCAATGTTCCGTCCCCGTATGACTCTTCCATTGCAAGGCTGCGTTTTGGGGATGAGAACAAGCCATTCGGGCGAACTGAGCGCGGGCTCGTCGTAGAAAACCCGAAGGTGCAAGAGTACGAAAAGGCGCGGGCTGCGGCGGGTGCGAGCAAGAACGTTTTCAACGTCAATGCACGAGAGCAAGACGAGTCCGCCAAGGTCATCGGCAAGGGTATGGGTGAGAAGTACGTCGAGATTGTTAACTCGGAGTTCAACTCGCGCCGTCGTGTAGACCGTGTGTCGCGGCTGCAAAACCTGCTCAAAGACGTAGACACTGGCAAGCTAACGCCACTCGGGACGCAACTGGCCGGCTATGCCAAATCCCTCGGTTTTGACATTGACCCCAAGCTAGGCAACAAGGAAGCGGCGATTGCGCTAGAAAACGAGATTGCACTTGAATTGCGCAACCCGAGCGGCGGCGCGGGCATGCCTGGCGCCATGTCGGACGCGGATCGAAAGTTCCTGCAGAACATGGCGGCGTTTACGGACAAGACGCCGAAGGGGCGCACGCTCATGGTCGAGACGCTGAAGCGCATTGCGGACCGTGACGCACAGGTAGCCAAGATGGCGCGCGAGTACCGCAAGCGTAACGGCGGCGTGTTCGATGACGGATTCATTGCCGAACTGTCGGAATGGTCTGCGACTAATCCCTTGTTCCCGTCGCAGGCGGACATTGACGCAGAACTGCAGCGTAGGGGAGGGCGGAGGTAATGGACGTTAAACAGATGAGCACGGAAGAACTAATGGCGCTGAAACAGGCGATGAAAGGCTCTGTGATGAGTCCATCCGTGCAGCCGTTGCAGGGCGACCGTTCCAAGGTGCGAGAGGCAAACATCGGATATTTTCCGCCTGCCATTGCTACTGACCTGTTCGTGGCTAAGACGTTCAAGGGCGACGATGACGATGCCGTGGCTAACGTGTTGGCCAAGTCGCTGAACACGGAAGTGCTGTATGACATGAACCCCGAGACGGGCATGCTGGTGCCTTATGTCATGTATCAGGGGCAACCGTACTACATCAACCGCCCCGGCTTCAGCCTCGGCGATGCTGAGAACCTAGTCGGCAACATGATCGGCATGGCGCCTGCCGGGCGGCTTGCGATGGGCGGCAAGACTCTCGCCGGGCAGGCTGTGCGGGCAGGCGCGGGCGCGGGCGCCACAAGCATTGCCGGGGATATGGCCGTTGACAGAATGGGCGGTGGCACTGGCGTTGATCTGCCGAAGGCGGCAACGAATGCCGTTATGGCGCCGATTGCACAGGTTGTCGGGTCGAAACTGTTTCCGATGCTTAACAACCGGCCACTTATCGATACGTTCGGCAATCTGACGCCGGACGGCATCAAGGCAATGCAGAAGGCTGGCCTTGACCCGAACATGTTTACGCGCGAAGGACTGGCGCGGATTAACGAGTTCTACAAAAAGTTGGGGCCGGGCTTCGAAGGCGATGCCGTGAAGGCGCTCGCCGCTAAGGCGCAGGCAGAGCAATTCGACATTCCGACTACGCTAGGACAGCAGACTGGAGATGTGCGACAGATTGCGCGCGAGCAGGCAATGCGCAACTACGCGCGCGGACAGGGCGCAGGCGATCGCATGGCGGCGTTTGACGCACAGCAACGCACGGCGGTGCAGGAGGCTGCACAGCGCGAGACAGGGCGCCTTTCGGGCTCTACGGCTCCAGCGTTCGCCACCGAGTACGAAGGCGGCGCGGCAATGATGCAAAACATCAGGCGCGCGGCTAACGAACTTGATACGCAGATTGGTAGCGCATACGACGAAGTCCGCAAGCGTTCCCTAGAGTTCAAAGGCGTATCCATCAACGACCTTAAGTCGCAGGTCGAATCCGCGGTAAACGCGGCGGATATCCCGCTGAAGGCCGAATTGACGCCGGCCACTATCGCGGCCATTGAGAAGGTTCAAGGGATCAAGAACGCTGTGAAGCAGTCAGGCACAACGCCAGGCCTGCCGAAGTGGAGCAAGACAGTCTTCGAAGATGTGGACTTCCGAGACTTGGACACGGCGCGGCGACAGTTGAATCAGTTGCTCAACACGTCCAAGAACCCGACGGACAAGCGCGGCGTGAAAGTGGCGATACAGGCGCTCGATTCGTGGATAGATGACGCTGTGCAACGTGGTCTAGCACAAGGCGACGTTGACGCGGTCAAGGCGCTGCGAGAGGCGCGCGCACTGCGTACAAAGTACGGCAATCAGTTCGAAGAGCGTTCATGGGATGCAGACGCCGGGCGCGTCATGGACCGCATCATTAACACGGACGTAACGCCGAACGAAGTTGCAAACCTGCTCATCGGGCATTCTGATGCCGGGCAGGCGCCCGTGTCCACGCGGCTTGCGGTGCGCCTTAAGCAAGTGTTCGGCTCGGATTCGCCCGAATGGAATCAGGTGCGAGAACTGGCGTTTATGCGGATCGTCAACGGCCCGAAAGGCTCGCCCGGTGGGCCGCAAGCAATGGTGACGCGGTTCAACAACGCACTGCAGGGCAAGGGCGATAGCTTCATGCGGGAAGTGTTCTCCCCGTCCGAACTGCAGCGGATGCGACAGTTCCGCGACGCAGTTGAGAAGCTTGTGCCGCCACGCGGAGCGACAAACCCAAGCGGCACGGGTTACGAAGTCTCCCGGATGTTCGAGGACTTCGCGGCCAAATTGCTTGGCGTCAAGGCAATGACTTCCGCCGACCCGGCTGCGGCAGCGGGTGCGATGGGTGCAAAGGCGGGGCGTGCCGTGCTGAACAGTGCAGCCGCAAGCAAAGCGGCAGCGGGTATGCCTACTCCTCCGGGTCGAGGGTACGCGGTGGCTCCTGGCGTTGCGGCCGCTGCAGGAGACGAGTCAAGGCGGCGGCTTCGCGAGCAACAATCCGATCAGAGATGATCCAGACAGCGGCCATGATGACCAAGCCTATCGGGATAGCCCAAAGGCCAAGCACTCGGGCCAAAAACATCATGACGGCCCAGCTTCCGCCGTATGCGACCACGCGGGCCACTTTTGGACTCATTGAGGATTCCCGATGCCTTTCTATCCGTTAATTACCGAAAAGCAAACCTTCTTCGACGCCAACAGCAACGAACTGAGCGGCGGCAAGCTTTTCATCTACCAGGCCAACACGACGACGAAGGTTACGACCTACGCCGAGACGGATGGACTCAGCGCGAATTCTAACCCCATTATCCTGAACAGCCGGGGCGAGGTTCCGAATGGGCTCTATGTGGCGGGCGGCATCCAATACAAGCTAGTCCTGGCGCCTAGCACGGACACGGACCCGCCGACTTCCCCGATCTGGACGAGAGACGACCTAAACCCGTTGGGCTACGTCTCCCCGACGGCGCTCTCAGAGTGGCAGAGCAGCGGCAGCACGGCAACGCAGACGGGCGTTAACACGTTCACTGTCTCGGGCGATGCTCGAGGCGTGTTCCAGGTCGGCCGGCGCGTGCGGGCTGTCATCACGGCTGCGCCACAGCTCACCTATGGAACCATCTCGGTTTCCTCGTTCGGTGCGGGCGTGACGACGGTCACGCTGTCGCCGCTGAGCACGAACCTTGACGCAGGGCTTACCGGCACGATTCCGGATGTGGGGCTGCTGTCGGCGACCGAGCCTAGCGTGCCGGTTCTGACCGATGCGGTCTGGCAGCTTGCCGACAACTTGGACCGGACGAAAAAGTATCAGAAAGAACTGTCCACGATCACGACCGGGCAGACTCGCACGCGCACGGCGTACGACAAGAATGGCTATGAGACGGTGGCGAATGATATCTGGGGCCTGCATAACGTCGCGCTAGGCGCGAGCGTCGCAGGCAACAACCTGACGCTATCGCTGCTGACCAATGCCGGCGCGACGCCATCGGCCAGCGATCCGGCGTTCGTCGGGTTCCGCAGTGCCAGCAGCCCGAGCGGGGCGCCTAGCATCATCGCGGTAACTGGTGCGACTACGTTCACGATCACGGCAGGATCAACTCTTGGCTTTGCCAACGGCGAATCCGGGCGCATCTGGGTGTGCGCGATCAACAACGCCGGCACCGTAGAACTGGCTTGCTATCGCTCGTGGAACGGTACGGGCTGGCGCATGTTTAACGAGCAGGTGCTATCTACGACGGCAGAGGGCACGGGCACCGCGGACTCGGCGCAGGTGCTCTATTCGGGCACTGCGCGCGTAGGCGTGGCAATGCGCTATCTCGGGTATGTAGAGATTGTCTACGGTACGGCGGCGTGGAGCAACGCGCCCACGTTTGTGCAGACGAATCACAGCCGGATGCCGTTGCCGGGGGACATCGTGCAGCGTCAGTATTTGTCGGATGGTGCGTATGCCACGGCTGTGGCGTCTATTCCGAACGATGATTCAATCCCGCAAAGTGGCGAAGGTAGTACGTATTTAACTCTCGCCATCACGCCAACGTCAGCCTTAAACGTCATTGCTGCCGAAGCGCGCGGACTGTTCACAACGAACGCGGCGGGCGAGTATCTGACGATGGCGCTGTTCAACGGCGGAACAGATGCGCTTGCCGCTTCTGTGTCGTCGCAAAACGGCGCGGACCCGCAGATGCAAACTCTGTACAACCAGAGGCAAGGCGGCACGGTTAGCGCGATTACGTACACAGTGCGCGCAGGTACGGCGAGCGTGGCGAACGCCACCTATTTTAACGGTTGGGGCGCAGCACGACAGCGCGGCGGCGTGATGAACTCTTACATCCGGCTGGATGAAATCTTCGTATGACTGCCGAACAGACTCGGACCACGATCACGCAGCCGCTCATCCTTGAACTAATCAAGACGATTAGCCAAAACACGGATGAACTGCACAAGCTCCGCAGTGAGGTCGAGCAGTTGGCGAAAGAGAAGCGCGCACTTATCCGCGACGTGGCGTGTATGAGTCGCGGCGTGGAGGAGTTCAAGACGAAGTTCGAGCCGTATCTATCGCGAGCGATTGAAGAAGAGAAAGTGTGGCAGGAACGGCGACGCAGCATCACGACGGCGGTCATCAAATGGGGCTTGTTCGGCATGCTGTCGTTCGTCGTCTGGTCCTCGTGGGAATCGTTCGTTGACGTTCTACGGCATCGCAGATGATGACCCTGGCGCTATCGCTAATCGTTCCGATAGCGGTTGCGCTAGTGATGCTCTGGTGGATTGATCGATGGTAAGCGAGCGGGTGCGTAAGGCTCTCGCCGAGATTGCCAGCGATGCGGACAGCAACGGGGAGCCGCTTGTGCATGCTTGGAACGATCTGCGGATCGGGTACGACGATGCGTGCGGCCTGTGCGACTGCATCGAAGTGTATGACGTGATAGACGCACTGTGCGACAAGTACGGCGACCGGGCGCCGAACGTGATCCGAAACTTCGTGCGGCTGCTTGCCGTGCCGGCAACGGTCGAGACGCTGCAGATGATGGCGGCGAAGGAGGGAGCGTAATGGCTACGCTGATGGACTTGGTTGTACCGCAGCAGAAACCCAAGGGCACGCAGATGCTGCGTGATCTGGTGCGCGGGTACAACCGAGAGGCAGTGTCCGGGATGCTCGGCGCTCCTGTGGACATGGCAAACACTCTTGCCAATTTGCTGATTGCAGGCGGCGGCTTCGCAGCGCACAAGGCAGGCTTGATCGACCAGCCTCCGGAACTGATCGACAACGCGCGGGCGGTCGGCTCTAGCGACTGGATTTACAACCGGCTGCCGAATCAACCGCAGATGACGGGCAGCAAGAGCGAATACGCCGGCCGTCTTGCGGGTGCGCTCATGCCCCCCCCCGCCATGATGAAGGTTGCACCGCAGACGCTGGCGTCTTTGCTGCGGACGGCGCAAGAGAAGGTGCCTGCCGTATTGAATAACTACATGGGGAAAACCGGTATGCTTTCTCGCATGAGTGACGCAGACGATTATCGTATTCAACACAGGCCAATGACTGAGGCGGGCGGGGCTGCGCGCATTCACGATCTAACGCCAGCTTTCGGCGAAGACATTTACACAAGTAATGCGCTGCAGTACTTCGGCTCTGGCGACAAGCGCGAAGCGAACGTGCTGCGTTTGCTAAACAGCATTCGCGGCAAACCCGATGAAATGGTCACCATCTATCGCGGCGTGCCAGATAAAGCAATGAGCATTAGTTCTGGCGATTGGGTGACTTTAGACCCAGCGGTTGCGGCAGATTATGGGTATGTCGTGTCTATGAAGGTGCCGGCCTCGCATATCACTGGTTGGGGGGATTCCCTTCTTGAGTTCGGATATTACCCGCCCGCAACGCCGAAATGATCCGCCCCTGGGATGCCCGCGAGATTGCCATCATCGCGCCACGCTGCACAGACGATGAATTCTGGGCGCGCATGCTCGCGCAGACGATGCCGATCTATGAGGTCAACGACAGCGAGCACCGGATGTGCATGTGGACAGCGACGCTGCTGCATGAGTCTTTCGACTTCACGCGCCTCGAGGAATCGCTCAACTACACCGCCGAGCGGCTTTGCCAAGTGTGGCCGAGACGATTCCCTAGCATCGCATCAGCAGCACCGTTTGCCCGTAACCCGGAGCGGCTTGCGGAGCGTGTCTACGGCGGCAGGATGGGCAACGGGCCAGAGGGTAGCGGCGACGGCTGGCGGTATCGCGGGCGCGGGCTGATACAGATCACGGGGCGCAGCATGTACGGGCGCTGTGGGATCGGCCTAGCGCAGCCGCTTGAGGAACGGCCCGACATGCTGCTCGACCCGGAACTAGCTGCCTTGTCTGCCGGCTGGTATTGGGCGCAGGCGGGCTGCAATGCGTTGGCGGACGCTAACGACTTCGACGGCGCGACGCGGGCGGTCAACGGCGGGCTGATCGGGATGACGGAACGGGTCGCGGCGCTGCGGAAGTGCAGGTTAGTGCTTGGGAGGCGGGTGCGATGAATCTCGAAACCTGCGGCGGTCGGCGGTTTCTGCTCACGCTCGGATGCGGGGCGGTTACGTCCCTGCTGCAATACACGGGCAAGCTCGAC